AGATCTTTTATAAAAAATGTCAGCCAATTTTATTGTGTCTTCTATTGTTTCAAAATCTAAATTATTTATATTTTCTGTAATTTTAATTTTTTTTTGACAATTTCGCGAATTTCCATAGAAAATTTCCCGTTTCCCATCTTCTATTTTGAATAATTTGTCTAAATTTTTATGAAAGAATTGAGATTCATTTAAATAATCAAAATCATCAAATATATTATAATGAAAGTTATCTTTAATGCCTATAAAAGATCCATAGAAATCTGTCCCATGAATAAAACTATATGTATGAAGTAATTGACTGGTTAAATAGGAAAAAAATCCATCTACATATGCAGAATTATCGGGGTCTCTTATTTTCTTAATACTATCATTGTTATTTAATGATGGTAAGCCGAATAAATTCTTTGAAATATCATATTTCCCTATCATAAATTTTATTGGATCTAATAATGGTGAAAATTTAAAAAAAGACTCTCTTTTTATAGTATTTTTATCATTTACAACTTTGCATGTATATTTATTTTCTGTACATTTTTCTATTATATCTTCTAAATTATATTTATGATTTAGATTGATACTATTATAATTTGTTGCATTTAAAGAAAAAAATTTTTTATAAACCGGAACATAATTCTGCACTTTAGAAATTTCATACTTTTCTAAAGATGAAAATAAATTACTATTTTTCCTTTTACAATAAGAAAAATCGAGTTGATTTGTTAATGCAGCCATTTTGTATATTTATAAAAAAAAATATTCTTAAATATAAACTTATTGCGTTAAAAATTTTTGAAAAAGTTATATTTCAACTTATATATGAATCTGGAATTAAAGAAATTTGATATGAACAAAATTAGATTTGATAGTCAAGCAGCGGCTGGTCCAGTTATTGTTTTTATAGGTCGTCGTGATACAGGCAAATCGTTTTTAGTAAGAGATTTATTATATTATCATCAGGATATCCCAATTGGTTCGGTTATTTCGGGAACAGAAGCTGGTAATGGTTTTTATTCAAATTATGTTCCAAAATTGTTTATTCATGATGAATATAATAGTGTTATTGTTGAAAATGTTTTAAAAAGACAAAAGATTGTTATAAAACAAATTAGAAAAGAAAAAGAGGCATATGGAAAATCCGATATTGATGGTCGAGCTTTTGTTATTTTAGATGATTGTTTGTGGGATAATGGTTGGGCAAAAGATAAAATGATGCGTTTATTATTTATGAATGGGAGACATTGGAAAATTATGACGATTATTACAATGCAATACCCTTTGGGTGTTCCACCTAATCTTAGAACAAATATTGATTATGTATTTATTTTAAGAGAACCATATTTAACAAATAGAAAGCGTATTTATGAAAATTATGCAGGAATGTTCCCAACCTTTGAATCTTTTTGTCAAGTAATGGATCAATGTACAGAAAATTATGAATGTTTGGTTATAGATAATAATTCAAAATCAAATAAACTTCAAGATCAAATTTTTTGGTATAAGGCAGATCCACATGATAATTTTAAGTTGGGTTCCAAAGAATTTTGGGAAATATCAAGAGATCTTAATTCTGATGATGAAGACGAACCATACGATCCTGACGCACATATTAAATCACGAGGACCGCGTATTAATGTTAAAAAAAGTAGGTGGTAATTTATTAGATTTGTTCAAATTTTTTAAATTTAGCATCCAAATTTAATCCTGATTTCTTTTTATAAATCAGCATTTCTTCATTACTTTTATGATTCCAAGAACATTCATGTGTTTCTGGAAGTCGATGTAAAGAACAAAATCTTTTATTACATTTACAATTCATATCGGTAAGTTTTAGTTTTTTATTACAACCGGGCATACTGCATCTTTTTTTATTTTTATCTTTTTTCTTATTTTTCTTTTTTTTTGGTATTTTACTAAAATTCCGTTCTTTCAATATTGTAGGGGATAAATTTTTAGTAAAATTCAAATTAGGTTGTGGTTGTAAAATATCCATATTATTATATCGTTATATTAATTTATTTTTATTTCAATTTTTGTTATCTTCTTCTTCATCTTGATCATCTGTAATTACTTCAAGTTTCACATTTTTTGGCGTTTCTTTTGTAGGGAGAGCGCCATCTCTTTCGATTACTTCTTTATGTCTACGGTCCGGATTTTCTTTATCGTATGCCTTCGTTCTAATATTATCTCCTTCAAACAATTCCTTGCGAATATCAGCAGAACTAATTTCTTCTTTTTCTCCAAGATTGTTTCTGATTGTATTAACACCCACCCCAATCAAATTACCATCTTTATCAAGTGTTTGTGTTAATTTATTACCAGATTCCTTAGCCTTTTCAATATTATCAGCGATTGCCTTCTTCTTACTTTCTTTTACGCGGTTTTCGAAAGCATTTTTAGCAAGTTTATCATTTTTGATTTTTTCAGACATTAATTCATTTAATTCCTCTTCCATATATTCAACCTTTCCAGTTTTATATGCATCTGGATCAAATGGCATCCACATTCCTACCTGTCCAACATAAATATCGTGATTAGGGTCAACTTCCCGCAACATTCTGCATCTAAGTTGTGCTTCTTGTTGAGATGCAAAAGACCCACGAATTTTGATACCGCGAGTGTTTGTTGTAAAATTATGTAATGTATCAAATTCCTCTTGAAGTTTTTCTTCTTGACTATCTATAAAATTTTTGTAATCTTCATCTATGGATTTTTCTTGAAGCTTACCCTTTTCTGATGACAAATATTCATTAAAATCCTTCATAAGCTCATCAAATTCAATATCATACTTGTAAGAAATAAAATTTAAAAAATCTGTAAATTTCTGTACCGATTTGGAGAAATTAAAGTGTTTTAGGAATTTTTCAAAAAAGAATAAATTTTTGTTCTTTAGTATTTTTTCGGGAGATAAAAAAGATAAACATACAAATTTTTGACCCGAAATTGCTTTATCTTCTTCAAGTAAATCAACATATTTAGGATTTTCCTTGCCATCAGGGAGTTTTCTTTGTTCAAAACCTTTAGACATTATGTATTATTGAATATATTACTTTTAAGTTTTTAGTTGTATTATATATTTTTTTCTTAATTATATTTATAATGCTTGCGAATTTAGGAAACGCTTTAGACCTTGGAGAACTTGTAAAAAGAGCCGTGAAATACCTTGTAGAGGGTTTCATGGTGGCCATCGCGGCTTACGCTATCCCCAAAAGATCGTTGAATTTCGATGAAGTTGCACTCATCTCTTTGACTGCTGCCGCCACTTTCAGCATCTTGGACACATACGTTCCAACAATGGCCGTGTCGGCTCGCACTGGCGCCGGTTTCGGTGTTGGTGCCAACATGGTTGGATTCCCCCGTTAAATTATCAATATGAGTGAATAATATTTAATCATATTGTTGGTATAAACTCCCAATTCAATTCATTACAAATTTTTCTCCAAATATCATCTTGTTCGATTCTTTTTATTGGATCTTTTAGCATTGGGAAAAAGGGTAAAAATTGTCTTTCTTCCAAAATTTCACACATTTTATATAAAACATAATAATAATTTAGGAAATTTACTCTACCGTCGGGACAGTGTTTTGCATAAGGCTTTTGAATTTCTAAAAATAAATTACATAATCTTTCTTCTAATTCGGGGTGCATAATGGGAGGTTTTATACCCAATTTATCTTTTATAAATGGAATATGTTCATAATATTTATTATAACCCAACTTTTTTAATATATTTTTTGCCTTACGATTTGTCATTTGAGATAGATTTATTCTTTCTTTTTTTATTTGACTTTTTATTTCATCCAAAACTTGTTTAGGAATTTGTGTGGTTTCTTTTGCTTGAAATTGAGCCAAAATTTCACGAAAATGGTTAATTCTTTTATATGCATAAAAACATACTTCTTTCGGTGGTTCTTTATAAGACGGCTTTTCATGTTCTATTAAATAAGGAACAAATTTGAAACAATTCTTACATACCATAATTCCTTCATATTCAATTGCCACTAATTCACCAGAACAAAATTTACATGAATCATTCTTTTGAACATAATGTTGGATATTTAAAAATTTTTCATCAACATTAACCAAATATTTATGGATCTCATTTGATTTTCTTGTTGGAGTTTCAGTTTTTTTCTTATTCATAAAAAAAGAATGAAGAATTTTTGTCTTACTTTCTCCCTTTGCAACTACTTTCTTTTTTTCAAAATAATCAAATATATATTTTGAATTATCTAATAAATATTTCTTTTTTTCACCCTCCAATTTCTTTTTTTTGGAATTATAACTTTTTAATTCATCCTTTATATCGAGAATTGTTTCAAAATTCTTTTCATTTTTTAATTTTATTTTAAGCTCTCTTATATTTTCATTTATTTTAGGCAATTCATCTTTTTCTATATTTTTGAATTTTTCCATCATCTCATTATGTTTATTATCCAATGTTACTTGTGCCCTTTTGTTTGTTTTTATCTTTTTATTTGCTTTAGGCTTAAAATTTGGCATCAATACTTTTACTAAAAAAATTGTTTTAAGTTTTAGTTTACTAACTTGTTTCTTTTAATTTTATATGTCAAATGAAATTAATTTAAAAGACATACAAATTGATTTTATTAAATTTCATAAAATGGTATTTTTATTTAATGCCTTAGAAAGTGGCTGGACAATCAAAAAAAAAGATAATGCGTATATATTTTCTAAAAATCATGAAGGGAAAAAAGAAGTGTATTTAGATTCATATTTAAAACGCTTTATGCAGCAAAATTTGAATTTAGAAAATCTTCTTTGAAAAAAAGTTTAAATTAGTGTATTTAAAAATTTTTTTTTCTTTAGCAATAATATAACAATGGGAGGAGGACTTATGCAACTCGTAGCTTACGGCGCTCAAGACGTCTATCTTACTGGCAACCCGCAGATCACTTTTTTCAAGGTGACCTACCGTCGCCACACCAACTTCGCAATGGAATCTATTGAACAGACTTTCAACGGATGCTGCGACTTCGGTCGCCGTGTGCAGTGCACCATTGCCCGCAATGGTGACCTTGCTTACCGCACATACTTCCAGGTTACACTTCCGGAGATTTCGTCAGACGACGCGAAATTCGCACGCTGGCTCGACTACCCCGGACACCACATGATCAACAACGTTGAGGTTGAGATCGGTGGTCAGCGCATCGATAAACAGTACGGTGACTGGATGCACATCTGGAACCAGCTTACTTCCACCGCCGAACAGGAGGCTGGATACAACAAGATGGTTGGACACACCACCCAGCTTACATACTTGACGGACCCATCGTTCGCCAATGTCGAACAGGCGTGCCAGTCAGGCGCCCCTTGCAACACATGCGCCCCGCGCAACGCCCTTCCGGAGACAACTTTGTACATCCCGCTCCAGTTCTGGTTCTGCCGCAACCCGGGACTTGCTCTCCCCCTTATTGCCCTCCAGTACCACGAGGTCAAGATTAACCTTGAAGTGCGCCCACTTGACGAAGTTCTCTGGGCCGTCGAGTCCACGGACGACAAGCTTAAGTGCACAGCCGGCACCAGCGGAAAAGCCGCCTCCGCCTACACCAAGTCGCTCGTCGCCTCGTCGCTCTACGTCGATTACATCTTCCTCGACACTGACGAGCGCCGCCGCATGGCACAGAACCCGCACGAGTACCTCATTGAGCAGCTTCAGTTCACTGGTGACGAGTCCGTTGGATCGTCCTCGAACAAGATTAAGCTCAATTTCAACCACCCGTGCAAGGAACTTGTCTGGGTTGTGCAGAAGGATGCCCTTGTCGATTACTGTGCGTCGTTCCTTTGCCAGTCGCTTCTTTTCAACATCCTCGGTGCCCAGCCATTCAACTACACCGACTGCGTTGATGCCGTACCTAACGCCCAGCACGCCTATTCGTCGGCTGCTGCCGCCAAGGGCGCCGAACTCGTCATCAACTCGAGCGACCTCTTCGAGGACCCCGGTGCGATGAACTTGACTGCCGCCGCCTCAGCCACCTCGTGGCCGGCCTCGGAATACAACTCCACCCACACCGATGTACACAACCCGCTCGGCGCCGAAGCCGCCTCGCTCGTTTCGGACGCCGGTTCGTTCGTTCTCGCCGAGAGCGCCCTCAACATGCACTGCTGGGGTAAGAACCCGGTTGTCACTGCCAAGCTCCAGCTTAACGGACAGGACCGCTTCTCGGAGCGTGAAGGCAGCTACTTCGACACGGTGCAGCCGTACCAGCATCACACACGCCACCCGGACACTGGTGTCAACGTTTATTCGTTCGCACTCCGCCCGGAGGAGCACCAGCCATCTGGCACGTGCAATTTCTCGCGCATCGACAACGCCACCCTTCAGCTCGTCCTTTCCAACGAAACCGTCGGAGGAGAAGAGACCGCCAAGGTTCGCGTATACGCCACTAACTACAATGTACTTCGCGTCATGAGCGGAATGGGTGGACTCGCGTACTCGAACTAAGATCTTTATCGTCTTATTTTCGTATTATTATTTTAACTAAATTATAAAATTAATTTAAATTTTATAATTATTACTCACAATATATATATGCCAAAAAAATCAAGAAAAAAAAGAGGAGGCAATGATCCATTTTATGTATCAGACCCAATTCATGAAAAACAGGAAAAAAAGAATTGGAAATTGTTCTATGCGTGTGCGTTTCTAGATTTTCCTAATATTTTAAAAGCTTTAGAAGAGGGGGGTGAT